CTGTATCTGCTATGGCTCAAATTTGTCAGTTTGACCTTGAGCAATCATTCGTTTCTTTGCAAATGACTAAAGGATCTAACAGCGATTTCTCTGTTGCATCTTTCATGAATTTTTACTGGGAAACTATGGCTAAGACTGTAGCTCAAGACATCGAAAGCATCCGTTGGCAAGGTGATACAACTTCATTGAACCCTACACTTGCATTGTGTGATGGTTATGAGAAAAAGTTGACTGCTGCTGTAGGACCTGGTGGGGTTATCAACGGTGGTACTGGTACTATTAGTAACTTCACTGCTCTTGAGACTGCTATCTCTACTGCATTCGCTGCATTGCCTGCATCTGTAGCTTCCAAGACTGAGGACCTACGCATCTACCTTCCTACTCAATTGGTAAACATATACCGATTAGGAGTAGCTTCAGGTAACACCAATGCATACATCACTCAAGATTTGTCTTTGACTTACTTAGGTATCAAAATCGTTCAGTGCCAAGGGATGTCTAATAACACCTTTGTTATCACGTTGAAAGATAACCTTATCTATGCGTTCGATGCTGAAGGAGATAGCTCTGATTTGCGTGCGGTTAACCTACGTGACACTGTTGCTGAGCCTTACATCCGTACTCGTGCGGATATGAAGATTGGCTTCCACTTCGTGAACCCTACTGAAATCGTTTTCTATTCTTAATAATAATCTTGAGCCCTCTGCAAAGGGGGCTCTTTAATACTCTTTAATCATGCCAAATGTTTGCCAAGCTTTAGAAGCGGTTGCCAAGAGCTGTGAGAATAACTCAGGCGGCTTGCATGGGATTGCCTTAATCCCGCAGGATGATGTAGTGAGTGTGACAGTTAACACAGTAGCACCTGGTGACTGGGAAGTAACAGCTTTCTCTTTAACTCCTACTATCACTTTCACTGACTACTACATCCGCAGAAACACATCTAACTACACTGAGGAACTTGCAGCTGACCTTGTAAATGGTAGCTCATTCGTGACTCAGACTATCAACTTAATGTTCCACCGCAGAGAGATGGCTACTTCACGAGCTATCAAAATCTTAGGTTCAGGACAGCAGTACCTATCTGCCATCGTAAAAGATGCTAACGGTAAGTATTGGTACTTCCCTTACTTGCAGTTATCTGCTTCAGGTGAAGGTTCCGGTACAGCTCGTGCAGATGGTTCCAAGTACTCAGTTACTTTGGTTGCAGAAAATGAGTTCCTTGCATACGAGGTAACCATGACTCCTGCTGCTCTTCAAGCTATCGGGGTTAACTTCTAATTTTGAACATTCTACGGTAGGTCTGACAATATACTTAGATGATCTACATAGCTCAAAATTCAAGTAACAAAATAGTCCTTACACTTACAGAGGTAACAACGGTGACAAACCCGAGTTACCTCTTTGTGTTTACAAACGAATACAACACAACGAGCACACCCATCTTATTCACTGCTGCAGATACATCATCTTATCCTGAGCGGTACAATTTATTTAATTTAGTAGAGCCCACTGACCTCAGCCTTGTTGTAGGCCAATACACCTATCAAATATATGAGAAGAGTGGACCATTCACCACACCTTTGAGCATTGCTCAGACTACAGGTGTAGTCATTGAGGAGGGTAGGATGGTAGTTAGTGGACCTGCACCTTCATCAGTATACACATAGACATGGCTTGGTACGATATATTTAGCAGAAAAAAAGAGCAAGGTCCTACCGTAGTGGAAGGATACCAGGCTTTCAGCACCCCATTCCTACCTGTTGGTAGAGGTAACCTAACTTTACCCTATGTCAATGGTAGATGGACTGCAGGTAACTGGGTAGACTTCGGTGAGGGCAACCTATATCCGGAGGTTCTTAATCAAATGTACTTCAGCTCACCCCTTCATGGTGCCATTGTTGACTTCAAGACCAATGCCGTTATCGGTGGAGGCTATGCCTTGGATGCTAATAAGCTAACAGCACAGGAGAAAGTGGATCTTTATACCTGGGAAAGAAAGATTAAACTCAAGCATACGGTTGAAGCGGTTACTCAGCAACTAATATTGCACAATCGGATATACTTCAAGCTTGTATTTAATGAGAAAGGTAAACTTGTCAAGGTCTACAACGTAAGCCCTGAGAAAGTAAGGGTATCACGGTGCAAGAAAAAGTACTATTTAAGCAATGACTGGTCTCAACGGTTGGATGTTGTAGAGATAAAACCCTACCACATGACTTGCAAGGATGAGGTTCAGCTATATTGCTATGAGGTTCATTCCGTTGGGCAGGACTACTATCCGCTACCTCAGTATACATCGGCATTAAACTTTGCATTTCTAAGCGGTGAGCTGTCATACTTCGCTAAGAGTAACATTCAAAACAGCATTTTCCCATCCTTTGCAATGATGTTCCCAAAAAGACCACAGTCAGAGGAGGAGAAGCACATGATTAAGGAGACCATTGATAGGCTGAAGGGTGCACAGAATGCTGGTAAAGCGGTTGCATTCTTTGCCAATAGCCAAGATCAGTTACCAAAAATAGAAGCCCTACCAACCAACGCAAATGATAAGCTATTTCATGAGGCTTCTGCCCTCAATACTGAGCAGATTTGCTTTGCTCACACTATCGACCCTATTCTTATGGGCGTTAGAACCACAGGCTCCCTGGGTAGTGGCTCGGATATTAAGCAGGCTTATGTGATATTTGAGAAAAATGTAGTCAAGAAAATCCGTGCACAGGTAGAGACCATCTTCAATGAGCTCCTTGGAATAGCTAAGTTGCCTGCAGAGTTTACTATCAACAACTACCAAATCATTGGTGATACTATTGTTGAGGTAGATGATGATACTACCCGGGTGAAAGAGGCACTAAACACCTTGAGTGAGCCATTACTCAACAAGGTCCTTGAAAAAATGACCACCAATGAGATACGAGCCTTGGCTCAATTACCTCCTATTGACGAACCAACTAACACAGCTCAGTAATGCTTTACTTCATAACTGAAAACTACCTCAAGACCAACACACCCATCACAGCCAATGTGGATGTAACGGATGTGACCCCTTACATAGCTACTCAGAGTGCTCTAAGGATACAGCCTATCCTTGGCACTACATTCTACAACCATCTACTGGCTGCATACAATGCTCAGACCTTGACCAATGATGAGATAAACCTGGTTGAGTTTATTCAGCCGGTCATTGCATGGAGGTCTGCAGAAGATGCTGTCTTTGGTTTGAGCTATCAGTTAAAAAACAAAGGACTTCAGACTCAGAATGGTGACTACTCAGCAAGCGTATCCCGTGGTGAGGTAGCCTTTGGTATGGAGCACTATGCACAGAAAGCTGCTTTCTTTGAGCAGAGGTTGATCAGATGGCTATTGGCTAACAGAAACCTCTTCCCTATCTTCATATCAGCACTCAATACAGATACTGACCTTCGCCCTATGTTCGCAACGTGCCAGTGCATCACACCTTGGCAGTTGACTTGCACAGGGATGTGCGGTAACTTCCGTGAGAATGGGTACAATAACAGCATCTTAATACTGTGAGAACACAGCTATCCATACTACTCACAGCGTTTCAATCTAAATGGCCCATTTACCTGAGCATGGTTAGTGCTTTCTTTATGCCTATCACAGGGCTCATGTTCCTGATAGGCTTTGCCATCTTCGTTGATACCATTACGGGAGTATGGAAGGCCAAGAAACTCAAGCAACCAATAACCTCACGTAGGTTGTCTGCTGTTATCAGTAAGATGTTGTTGTATGAGATAACGGTGATACTATTCTATCTTATAGATTATTTCATACTCAATGACATTGTGTTGACCTTCTTTTCAGTTCCTTTGATGTTGACTAAGATGCTCGCATTGGTCTTGGTATCCATCGAGGTAGTGAGTATTAACGAAAATTACAAGGCAGTCAAGGGCATAGACCTATGGATAAGTGCTAAGAATTTAATAACCAGAGCTAAAGAACTCAAGAACGATGCCGAGCAAATTAGACACAACAACGATATCACAGGTACGCCTATCTAATGACCAATATTTCCAAGAGGAGGCTCCAAAAAAGCAGATATATC